GCGAATATCTGACCGTAATCGCGGACGGGGCCAATGTCTTCTCACAGACCGGCGCGAATACTACCGCCCTGCTGGCGGCTCTGGCTACGCAAGCGCAAGCGATCTATCCAACGGCGAGTTCGACGGCGACGACTCTGACTTTACCCGTCACCACGTCGAAACCGATTGTGGTGCGCCAGGGCGGCATGGCAACGCTTGGCAAGGTGCTCTGGCGCCAACGTCACGAAATCAGGGTTACGGTGTGGGCGCCGACCGATGCGATCCGACTACAAGCAGCCGGACTGATCGATATCGCGATCAAGGAAAACAACAGGATCACGCTGCCAGACACATCGCAGTCTACCGTGTTCTATAATCGGACCTACGTCACCGACGAGGCGCAGAAGGCGCTGATCTATCGCCGCGACCTGATCTACGCCTGCGAATACGCCACGCTGCAGCAATTCCCCGGATTCGTCGTCACCACCGTCAACGTCCCCGTCACCGGCATCGACGGTGGCGGAAGTGCGCAACTAGCCACCGCTATAATCTAAAAAGGGCAACCAATCCATGTATCACCTCATCGTCGTCCATCCCTTCGGCGTCTATGCCAAGGGCCAAGCCATCACCGATCCGGACGAGGTGGCGGGAATATTGGCCGGGACCAAGCACGTCTACGTCAACAAGGTTCCAGATACGCCTGGCACAGCTTGGATGCCACTTCCCGAGCCCGCGCCGTACCGCAAGTCGGACAAGTAGCCCCAGCACCCAATCACACCCTTTCCGAAGAACCCGCCCTCGAGGCGGGTTTTTTATTGGAGATAACACATGCCGACGTTCCTCGACGGTCAGTTAAATCTGGCCGCATCTACGGTGCCGGGCGTCTACGCTGACATCATCCTGCCTCAACCGTTTTTGCTCGGCCTGCCGACCAATATCGAGGGTCTGGTTGGTGTTGCAAGTTGGGGACCGCTGAACGCGCAGATCCCGGTATCGAAGCCGATCGACGCCGCCATCAATATCGGCCCGCCCGTCATCCGCACCTATGACATGAGCACGTATGTGTCGGCGGCGTCGCAAGTCGGAGGCCAGGTCGGGTTCACCTGCGTGCGCGTGTCTGACGGCACCGACGTCGCCGCAACTGGCACCTTGCAATCGGCCGCAACCGGCACAGTCACCTTCACCGTCAACCCGACAGCGGCGCAGACGCTGACCATCAACGCGGTCACCATATCCTTTGTCGCCTCGGGCGCCACCGGCAACCAAGTCAATATCGGCTCGTCTCTGACGGCGACGCTTGCCGCGCTAATGTCGATGTTAGCGACGACGCAGACTGCGGGACTTCTGGCCTGCAACTATTCGCTGACCAACAACATCCTGACCGTCAACGCCAATGCCGGCGGCACCGGCGGCAACAGCTTTACCCTTGCCACCACGGTGACGGGCGCCACCGCTTCCGGTGCCACGCTAGCAGGCGGCGCAGCCTCGGCGATCACCATCACCGGCAAATACACCGGTACCCTCGGCAACCAGATCACGGTATCGATCCAGAACGGCACCAAGGCCGGCAGCTATCTGGCGATCGTCTCGTTCCCCGGCCTGACGCCGCAGCAATTCAACAACGTCACCGGGGCTGGCAACGCCTTCTGGGTCAACCTCGCCGCAGCCATCAACACCGGCAATGCTTTCTCTGCCCCGTCAACCACCGTGGTCGCCACCGCTGGCGCGGCGACGGGTGCTCCGGTTCTGTCGACCCCGGTCACGCTTTCCGGCGGCACCGATGGAGCGTCCGGCGTCACCGACGCAACATTGATCGGGCAGGACATCGTTCCGCGCAAGGGCATGTTCGCGCTACGCAGCTCCAACGTCGATATGTTCACGCTCTGCGATATGTCGACGATCGCCAACTATGCCGCGGTCGCTTCGTTCGCCCTGTCAGAAACCGCATACGCGGTGTTTTCGACGCCGAGCGGCGACACTATTCAAGACGCCATATCGATCCGGACAAACAGCGGGATCGACACGCCATGGTTCAAGTTGGTCCTCGGCGATTATCCAACCTTCCTTGACTCGTTCAACGGCGTCTCTCGGCTGGTTAATCCCGCCGCGTTTGCGCTCGGCATCTACGGCAATCTGTCGCCGCAGCTGAATGCATTGAACAAGCCGCTGCAGGGCATTTCCGCCACCCAGCGCACCCAGCTCGGCCAGACCTATTCCGAAGCCGAATTGTCGCTGATCAACACCAACGGCCTCGACGTCATCGTCGGGCCCCAGACCAGCCCAGGCGGCTTCTATTTCTCGTTTGGCAGTGGTCGCAACGCCTCGAGCAACACCGCGGCGGCCGGGGACGAGTATACCAGAATGACCAACTTCCTGATCCGCGCCGCGTCGTCAAAGGCTGCGGGTTCATTCGTCGGTCAGGTGCAATCGATCCAGCCCAACGACCAGACCCGCGCCAACGCAAAAGCCTTATTCGACGGCTTCTCGCAGCAACTAGCAAGCCCGCAGTTCGGGCTCGGCATCAACGGCCAGGGCATCATCGACTCGCCGTGGCTCGTGCAATGCGATTTGTCGAACAACCCGCCGAATCTGCAGGCTCTCGGATTCCTGTTCCTTTATTGGACGGTTAGATACCTAAACGTGATCCGATATTTCGTCGTGAAATTTCAGGGCGGCGGCAACGTCACGGTGTCCGTTCAGAACACGCCGCCTTCGCCAGCTCAGTTCGCGTCTAGCGTGAATACGACCGTGACCGGCGTCGGCCGCTAACCCAACCAACCGCTTTTACCCAATCCCAAACCCGCCACCGGAGAACCCGGCGTTGGGTTTTTTATAGGAGGTTAGCTTGCCAACTAACCAAATGAATACCGGTTCTGACTTTACGATCCAGTATTTCGAAGGCACGTCGGGTCAGCTGCAGCCACTAGGCGACGTGCAGGATATCAAGTTCACCGCGCTCAAGCACGACATCAAGTCGATGCCGTATAACAATCTGCCGCGATACGATTATGTCGACGACGGGTTCAAGGTCGACTTCAGCATCGTCCGCACCAATTCTGCCCTTGAAGATTTCATGGTGCTGCGGTCGCAGCAACTTCTCAACGGGACGACCCGCGTTCCCGGCGTGCTCAACGAGACCATCAATAATCCGGACGGCACGGTCTCGCGATATCAATACACCAACTTCGTGTTCTTTCTGGAAGGCCATGGCGACATTTCCCGCGACAAGGTGACGACCATCACGGGAACGGGCTGGGCATCGGCTAAGGTCAAGATCGCTTAAACCACAGTAGAGGAAGTTCATGCAGACCGAGAGTGAAATCAAACTCGAGCGCTACAATACCGTTAAAAAAGAGGCCGATAAATTCGGGCGCATCATTGGCGTCAGGCGATTGAAGCCGTCGGAGCAAACGAAATTATCCGGCATGACGGCGGACCTCACCGGATACGACGAGGTAATGAACAATACCGGCGAAATGGTTAGGATCCCGCACAGTATGCCGCTTAGGATTGCGGCCGCGGTTTGTCTGATCGTCGGACAGGATGGTACAGAGGCTCGAATTCCATTCCCGCGCAATCGTGCCGAGCTCGATGCGATATATGATCGTCTTGACGCCGAGGGCATGGCCGCTGCCGGCAACGCGCTGGTTAAGCTCAGCGCCGATGAAATTGCAACCGACCCGCTGGACGAAGCAAAAAACTAGTCGGGGACTCCGTTTTCCGGATGACGCTCTGGAACATACAAAACGGAGTCCCGTTCGACGTCGCCCATTGCCTGCCGGATTGGGAATCGCTGGCCTATGCCATCGTCTTTGCCCAGCACAAGAACGGCGGCAAGGAATGGGATTGGGACCGCATGACATTCATCGATAAGGGCCGATAACGTGCAGATCGGCTTGATCACGGTCGACGGCAGTCCGATCGGGATCGTCAGTCTGACCGAAGGCGATGGTGCCGATACCTGGGCGCCTGAATTCGGCGGTGAACCTTCGGGTTATCTGACCGGCACAGCCCATGCCTACGGCAGCGAGCGCCATTATAAATCCCGTCCAACCGGTGGCGAACATCATCGCCATCCCCGCCATGATGGCCATCCCCGCCACGATGCCGCCGGTCACACCCGCCGCGGTAGCGTCCCCAACCACACCCGCGCCGGACGCGCCCACGACGATATCGGCGATATCCCCACCAGCTCCAGCGGCAACCCGTTCGATCGGGAGCGCTTCGCCAGGGAACTAGAACAAAAGCCGTGGCTGCGGGAAAAGATAAAACACATTTCTCTCGGCGAAAATCAGGATCCCCACGCCAATCTCGCTGTCGTCGAGACCATGATGAACCGCGCGGTTACGCGGGGCACATCACTCGAGGCACAGGTCAGGCGACATCGATCGAGCGGCGTCGACGAGGGCGGATATTACGCCGGCTATGCGCCGCACTATAACGCTGATCAGGGCGCCTTGGCAGATCGCAGTATTGATCGGGCCCTATCTGGTTCCAACATCTCAAACTATGCCACCGACAATTCGTCGGGCGGTCTCGCGGCGCGTGAAAGGGCTACCGGTGCGTTCGTGCATCACAAGACCATCAACGGCGAGTCATTCTTCTCGCCTGGTAGCGCGGAACCAGCGTTCCGTTCGCGCTGGCAACAATTGCACGGCCGCGCCGAGACGTTCGAGCAGAACAAGAAGGCGGAAGCCGCGGTAAAACCGTTCGATCCGGAGACCATGGCCCCATGAAGGAATTCAGCCTCATTGGCTTTGCCGCCTTCAGTGCCGGCATGGTTCACGAGATCGACAAGGCCAAGCGCGAGGCGCTAGAAAAGGGCGCCGTCATCATCGAGACGGAGGCCAAGCGGGTCATCGGAACCCACGATTATGGCTGGCCGCCACTAGCACCGTCGACACTGGCCAGGAAAGCTGCCGACACGCCGCTATTGGAAACCGGCGAGATGCGAGATTCGATCCAGCATTCCGTCAATGGCGATGAGGCTCTAATCGGATCAGATAATGAAAAGGCGCTATGGCACGAATTGGGAACGGTTAAAATTCCGCCGCGCCCGTTCCTGATGGGAGCGGCCCAGCACAAAGAGCAAGAAGTGGTTCGCCTCATCGGTGGTCATGTGTTCAAGGTGCTTACGAAACCTTGAGGATCTGCATTAGCAGCCATCCCAAGAAGATCAGGACCACGCCACAGAACGCTCCCACCACAAATTTTACCACCGTCTTTAGGATTGTCCAATAGACGCTGACGATTTTGGTGGCTGTCGCTGAGCCCCACCCGCTTTCTTCCGGAACGGCATCAAGCACGCTATAATTGCGGGGTCGCTGCGGTGGGTAGTCCCATTCCTGTTGTGCGCGTCTCATCAAAATCTCCTTTAAGGTGAAAACGTGGCTGTAGACTACCGTATTGCCGTCGCCTTGGCTATGTCCTCGAACCACAATGCGGTTCTTGGCGCGCTTTCGGCGCATTTATTGGGCGTACACGCCAAGGTTAACAGCCTCACCGGCGGTTTCAATAGGCTAAAATTGGCTATCGGCGGCGCCCTTTCCGCTACCGCGGGCGTCGCCATCCTCGAAACCATGACCAAATTGGTCGAGAAAACAAAGGGTTATTCGGACGAACTGGTAAAACTGGAACGGCTGGGCGGCGACATGGGCCGCGACGTCCGATCGGGCGCTATGTCTCAACGCGCCTTCGAGTTGTCGCGGACGATCCCGATGAAGGTCGAGGATCTGCTGAAGATTCCGGGCGCCTCCTATTCGATCCTCGGCCAGGAAGACTCGCTAAAAGTCTGGGAGAAACTGGCCCAATTCCAGTTTGTGATGGCGAGCCAGAAAGACTTCAAGGGCGATGCCGGCGAGGATATGCAGAAGTTCCTGCGGGCGGGTGAGTTGGGCGGCCGGTTAACCGACCCCAATACGCACAAGGCCGCCATTGAGGAACTGGAGCGTTTCCTCGACCTGTCATCAAAGGTGATGGCGGCGACGCACGGCATGGTCAACCCTTCGACGCTGCTCGGCATGTCCCAGCAAGCCGGCTTCTCCATGAGAGGCATGACCGACGAGGGGTTCATGAACATGGCCATCGCCGCGCAGGCGATGGGCGGGCCCCGCGCCGGCACGGCGTTGCTATCTCTGTTCAATCAGGTCGCTACCGGCAAGCTGACCAAGCCGGCTGCGATGGGTATGGAGGATATCGGCCTTCTGAAAGAAGGGGAATGGTACAGCGACCACGGTCGCGTCATCATCAACGATTCCGCCAAGGCGCGTCTCGGCAAGATTCTCGGCAAAAACCCGATGGATTTTGTCGATAATATTCTGGAGAATCTGGAAAAGCAGGGCATCACCGATCCGGAAGAACAGAGGCGGCGTGTTTCTAATGCCATGAGCCGCCAGACCTCGCAGCGGTTTGTCATCGAGCAGATGATGAACCGAGAGCAGATCGGCGCCGAACGCGGGCGAATGCAAGGTGGTCTTGGGTCAGGCAGTTCGTTCGATCTGATCAAGGACAAAAGTGTCGGCGCCAATCTGGAAGCACTGACCGCCGCTTGGAACAATTTCCAGGTTGCCTTGGTCGGCCCGAATAGCGAAAAGGTCATCGAAATTCTCAAAAGCCTGACTAGCATCCTAAATTCGATGCAGGCGTCGGTGCTAGGTATGGACCCCAGCACGCTGACGACTATCGCTGCTGGAATCGCCACGCTCGGTGTGGCATTGACCGGTGGTGGGATGGTGGCGCTGGTCGCGGCGATAGGACCGGCGGGCTGGATTGCGGCTGGATTGATCGCGATCTCTGTAGCCGCGGCGAAATGGGGCCCGGACCTCTTGAAAGGCGTTTACGCCGGTCTCGACGGCATGGCAGCCGCGATCAATCGTTTCGTGGCATGGCTCGGAACCATCGTTGCCAAGATCCAAGGAATGCTAGGGCTCAGCCCAGCCGATAAGGGCGCGATCGACAACTCTCACAACGGCGAAGGCGGAATCTGGAAGAATCGTTTCGACCCCGGAACGAGCAAGTCCAAACCGCCGACGATCTCTCTAGCGTTGAATGTCGACGGCCGCGCATTGGCCCGAGTCGTCTCCCAGGCGCAAGAAGCACTGTACCGTTACGAGACAAACCCGACAGATTTCAATGGCGCTGGACGGTCGACCGCATGATCCGGAGGAAATAAATGCCGACGGATATCCTGACGCTTGGCGGCATCGTTTTCGACGATTTCTCCACGCCCGAACGGATGATGTTCGGCGGCGCGCAAATGATGGTGGTGCATAAGTTACCGGGAGGCTCTCGCGTCATCGACACGCTGGGACCGGATGAAGCCAACATCACATGGCGCGGCGAATTCTTTGGCGACGACAATGCCTATGCGACAGCGTTAGCACTGGATGCGATGCGCGCCTCAGGTCAGGTGGTGCCGTTGACGTTCGGCGGTCAATTCCGGTCGGTCATCATCGACACCTTTATCGCTGAAATCAGACGCTTCCCGTCGTGGGTGGCCTACCAGATCAGTTGCACGGTCTACCAGAACCCGCAGCAAGGCAGCCTGATCCCATCGTTCGGGTCGATTGACTCGCTGGTTGTCAGTGATCTCTCGAGCGCCGCGCTATCGGCTGGTTTGTGATATGGCCATCTCTTCCACCATCACCACCGATCTGACCAGTCTGCAGAATCAGGTCGCCGCTGCAGAACCGCTCGCCAATGCCTCGCACGCCACCATCGTGGCACTGCAACTCAACGCCGCCGAGTTGGTCGAAGATATTCAGCTGGCGCTGACCGCGAGCAGCATACTGGACACGTTTGTCATTTCGACCAACCCGTTCCTGATAGCCGCGGGCACGGCCTCGACCTCCGACCCGGTGTCTATTGTCAATGGTGTCAACAGCATGGTGACGGCTGCGACCGATCAAGCGAATCTGTCCCTGATGCGCGGCGTCACCGGCCGCGCGGCGAGTAACCTGGATCAGTTGGTATGACAGACCTTGACACCATGTTGGCGATGCTTCAGCGGGCGACGATCGAATATAATCGCGAAGTCATCAGGGAAGGGTTGAAGCACGGGGGATGCACAATGTTGGAAATCGAGCGCGGCTATGCTGGTTTCGTTTCCCAACTTATCTTCAATCCAAACGGCGATCTCGTCTCGATTGAGGCCTACGAATGACCGTCGGATTTATTGCTTCAACGATCCCGGCCAAGACCATCTATGCCAGCGGCACCACGCTATTCCACATCGCTGCGCAACAGACCGGCGACGCCCTGCAATGGGTGGCGATTGCCGAACTCAACGGCCTGACCGATCCGTGGATTACCGCGCTGGAAGCCGTGCTGATCCCGCCGGTGTTCCCGACCGGGGCGCAGACCGGAATTCTGGGATTATGAGATGGCGGTTGCCCAAGGTTTCGGCCCGCATTTCGCATTTCTAAATGCCAACGGGACATGGCCGATTGAACACGGCAGCGTCTCGCAAAGCGCCGACCGCAAGACATCATCCTTCTCTGGCGAGATCCCCATGACATTGCCGGGGGCCAGGGCGGCATTTGCCGGGATGGACGCCGGCACATCGGCCACCATCAGCGTCACGACGCGAGGACAGACCGCCACGCTATTCACCGGCACTATGGACGAAATCGATTTCGATTATATCCGCAGATCAATTCATTTTCGCGGCCGGGATAAATCGGCGCAATTGCACGAAAAAGTCACGTCGGAAAAATGGCTGAACAAGATGCCGTCCGACATCGTGCAGGATTTAATCGGCAGGGCGGGGCTTTCCGGCAACGTCACCGGAAGCTCGGTCAAGGCCGGCAAGAAATTGCAACAGGATTTTGCCAAGCTAACCGACAATAGCACGTTTGCCCGCGTCATTCACGAGATGGCCCGCATTGACGGCGCGCGATGGTGGGTCGACCCTAACGGCCAATTTCAATATGTCCCATACGGTCAATCTCAAGGTGTCTATTCCGTCACCATTAATCAGTCCGATCCGATTGTCTCTGACTGCCTTGAATTGCGCATCTCTCACAATTTGCAGGCGGGTCGGCCGCAATCGGTGACCGTCAAAGGCTGGCATCCCAAGAAAAAGCAGATC